CACGAAGCCTTTGGATTGGGAGAATGGGTCGATTCTTCTTGAGATGGACACTGGCAACGTCTTTGTATTCGACAAGGACAACATGACATGGAGAGGACTGTAAGATGGATGTAATTAGTTATGCACTCGCTAAGAGCGGTACTTCCAAGGCCGTTACCGATTACCTGGACGAGCACCTGACTAATCCCACCAATCCGCCGGTTGATACGAGCCTTTCCATCTCCGGAGCAGCCGCCGATTCCAAGGAAACTGGCAGTCGAATTGGAACACTAATGGAAGGATTAAATGACCTCACTCCCACGATTTTAAACGCATTTCCTACGGATATAGCATCGGGAGCAGTCGCATCTTTCCCCGATTCGGCAGACATGATAGCGGATGCAAATATCACAAGCGGACAGTATTTTATGGTGGGGAACAGTCTGTATAAGGCAACTGCTAATATCGCAAACGGCTCTGCTATCGTGGTAGGAACTAACTGCACACGCAAGTCACTTTCCGAAGCACTAAACGAAATCAACGCATCTTAACGGTTTGGAAGTTTCGGACAACTCATTTGTTGCCGTTACTGATTTTTTACCGAAATGCAAACTTTAAATTCCAAACCGTCTGTCACGGTTAGAATATGACAGATTTGTAAGCGTTAATTGAGGGCATCGCAAGGTGTCCTCTTTTTATATAGACTTGGCACGTTACCGTAAACAAATAGTAAACACGAAAGGAATCCACGCCAATGGACGAGTATGTTAGTCGTGTGGAGTACGATGAGAGGCAGAAGCGCATTGATGACGAGAATCGCCGTCAGAATCATCGTATTGACAAGTTGGAAACTATGGCAGAGCAGTTAGCAGACATGGCTGCGTCCATCAAGGTTATGGCAGTCTCGATGCAAGGGATGCAAGCGGAGCAGAAAGAGCAAGGCGAGCGTCTGAAAAAGATCGAGGAAGAGCCAGCGGACAAGTGGAATAGCCTTGTCAAAACAGTCATCACTGTTATCGCTACTGCGTTTGTCACATATCTGTTAGCCAAAGGGGGGCTTTAAGCTATGGATAGTAAAGAATATTGGATTAAATGGATTAAGGCGGCACTTGTGAGGGCGATTCGCACTGTTTGTCAGACGGCAGTTGCCCTTATTGGTACTAATGCTATCGGCATCACCGAGGTCAATTGGGTAGGCGTAGCAAGCGGAGCAGCACTTGCCGGAATCGTATCCTTGCTCACTTCCCTTGGCGGTATCCCCGAAGTTGAGATGCCCGAAAGTGAATAACTGACAATTTTTAGGCACTCACCGTAACTGGTGGGTGCTTTTTTATTATACGGAGAAATTTTATGCTCACAGGATATTTACCTAAATTTACTCTTCCAAGCAGAGTTACAGATGACAGGCGTGGCGATGGAGTGGCAATGATATGCGATGGTGTCTCCATGCTGATAGACGGATTTGAGGGCGGTGAACCCACCAATGGGTTGAAGTCATGGCTTGCCAACAAAGGCGTTTCAGACATCGACATTGCGGTACTTACCCACGGACATTATGACCACTATCACGGACTGCAACTCATCGAAGAGGACGAGAGATTCCATATCAAAGTTCTTTACTGCTATGATCCAGAGACACTGAGGCATGGTGTTGACAATACGGCTAATGGCAGAGCGGTTAAATCTGACATCGCTAATATGTATAACTTTATCCGCACGATGCAGTCTCATGGCACTAATGTCATCTTTATCAATCATGGCGGTGAGATTAAGTGTGGTGGCATCACTTGGAAGGTCTATCGCAAGCAGCCTACGGAATTTACTCATCTTGACGGTGGTGAGGCTTATGCTTTCCTTAATGATGGCTCACTGGTTCTGTATTCTCCCGAAGTGAGATGTATCTTTGGCGGTGATGGCCCGAACGCACTCAAGGATGCTATTGCCTATTTTAACGACAATGTTGTTTTCTACGATGTTTCCCATCACGGAAATGCTTGTTCCGAGAGTAATGCTATCGCCTTAAAAAAAGCCGGATGTATCCTCGCATGGCAGAGTTGCATTGAGAGAAATGGAGTTGGCTCTACTAGTTGGACGGCTTATGGCTCTCGCAGAGTCAAGGAACAAGGTATTACTGTATGGCAACAGACTATGGATGTCACCTTTACGGCTGGCGGTGGCAAGATTACCTTTAGACAGGGTAGCAATGTCATTACTGCTAATGTGCCTTATCAGGGAACAACTAAAGAAGGATGGAAACAAGGCACTAAAGGATGGTGGTATCAGTACGCTGACGGTACTTGGGCTATCGGTTGGGCGTGGCTCAAATTCCAGGATGGTAAGTACTACTGGTTCTACTTTGACTACGAGGGGTGGATGGTCACTGGCTGGCAGTATCTCAAGTGGTCACAAGGCAAGTCTTGGTTCTTCTTCCACTACACTACTGGTGCTATGCTTACTGGATGGCAGACACTTCCTTGGGGCGATGGCAAGAGAGACGAATTTTATCTCGATCCCAAGAACGGCAATGTCCTTTATGGATGGCAGTATATTCCCAAGAATGGCAAGGTTGGTTGGTTCTACTTCGATGATAAGAACGGCAATATGCACAAGGGATGGGTGTTTGTTGACAAGTATTGGTACTTCCTCGATGACAATGATGGTAGGATGCACACTGGTTGGCTGAACAGACAGGGCTTGTTCTATCTTGAGCCTGTTTCCGGCAAAAACCAAGGTCATGCCTATCGGAATCAGACTGCCGTTATTGATGGTAAGACATGGGCTTTTGATGATAACTGCTATGCGAAACTCGTGTCCGATGGCGGTAACACTGGCGGTGGTAACATTACTTCTGCCAGCGGTAAACTCAACGACATTTCCGCTAGTAGAAAGCAGTTTGTAATTGACATTGCCAACTATGTCCGTAAGTACGCTCCGCAGTACGGTATCGAGGTCTATTCTCCTATCATCGCACAGGCTATCCATGAGAGCGGTTGGGGAGAATCCAAGTTATCCGCTAAGTATCACAACTACTTCGGACTCAAGTGCGGTACAAAGTGGACAGGCAAGAGCGTCAATCTCTCAACCAAGGAGGAATACTCCGCCGGAACACTGACCACGATCAGGAGCAATTTCCGCGCCTATGACAGTATGGAAGAGGGCGTTAAGGGCTATTTTGAGTTCATTCAGTTGGCGAGATACGCTAACCTCAAAGGTATCACAAGTCCGAGGAAGTACCTTGAGACAATCATCGCTGACAACTATGCTACTGGCAAATCGTATGTTGACCACACGATGAATCTCATTAATCTGTACAACCTTACGCAGTTTGATGGTGCAGTCGCTCCTACTCCTAGCAAGCCTACTACTGATGCTAATCCTGTAGATGTACTTTTGCAGATTGCTAGTGCCGAGGTTGGATACCATGAGGGTGCTAACAACAAAAACAAGTACGGTGACGAACTCCATAAGATTCAGCCACGGAACATGGACGTTAATGCACCTTATTGCGATGCCTACTGTGATTGGACAGTCCTCAAGATGTGCGAAGCCTTTGGCTATGGTGCTGACATGGCGAGAGAAGTGCTTTGCGGTGACTTCGATGACTACACCTATGCTTCTATCAATTTGTACAAGAAACAGGGCAGATGGTCTAGTTCTCCGGCTAGAGGCTATCAGATATTCTTCGGTGGTAGCGGTCATACTGGTTGGGTAGAATCTGTTGACAGTAAGATTAATACGATTGAGGGCAATAAGAATGACCAAGTTATGAGATGCACCTATGCTCTTAATGACAGTCGGATTATCGGCTATGGTATGCCTAAGTATGAGTTGCTGAGTGGCGGTCTTACTGCTGAGAATATGCCTCTTATCAAGAAGGGTGCTACTGGATTTGCAGTCGTAGAATTGCAGAAGAGACTCAATGCCATTTCCTATAAAGGCAAGACCACTTTGACCGTGGATGGTGACTTTGGCACTAAGACTTACAATGCAGTCAAGGCTTACCAGTCGGATCGTGGACTTGAAGTTGATGGTGAAGTCGGCAAAAACACTTGGAAATCTCTCTTCAATGAGGTATGATGCCAAGCGTGGGACAGTCAAAATATCAGAGCATGATTCTTATTAGCCCACTCTGAGGCACTACAGTTCCATAAGCCGAGAGAAACATCACTGTGCATATATGTTTTTCACTATGGGGAGTTGAAAAGACTCCCCTTTTTTGTTATCCTAAAAACAGAACAAATGTTTGGATTCCTAAACCGCAAGTAATCGGTACTATCCGCACGGATACTTCCATTAACGTGAGTCTGATTAGCGAAACACAATCTTAATATTTTTGTCATTATCGAAGTATATTTGGTCTATGACGCTTCGCCAAATCACCCTTCGTTCATCCTCTGTTAGCGTCCAATACCAATCGGCTAGATTGCGTCCTACGAGGTCGTTAAGGGCTTTTTTGTCCGTACCCTTATATTTCCTTGCCTCTGCTTTGAAACCGTCTATATCAGCCTTGTACGCAGCCAAATCATGCTTGTAATCGTCCAGTGTGATTAACTCGTTGAGATATAATTCCTTTAGCCTTGAAATCTTCTTTTCCGTACTAGCGATCTTCTTCTCAAAGTTGGTCGCTTTCCTTTTGTCCTTTACAGAAATGTCACCAAATGCCAACTCTTTCAGATTCTCTACAAGGTACTTTTCCAGCTTCTTCTCGTTCAGCGATTTTGAATTGATACAGTCCTTAATCGCTCTGTAGTGACCCATACATCTGTAAACTTTATACCGCTCATTTTTAGGCTTAATCTTGTCAGTAGTGCCAATGAGCCGTCTTCCACAGTCAGAACAAGTGCAAAGGCCGGAGAAGATATACGTTCTGAACTTAGTCTGCCGGACATTCCGTTTCAACATATCTTGAACTAAGTTAAATGTATCCTTGTCGATTATCGCTTCATGGTAGTTCTCAATTCCATAGCACTCGCCTATGTATTTTCGATTTTGAAGTAATAGTTTGATTGCTCTCTGTGTTCGTGGCAAGCCTAGCCCTTCTGTCCGTCTTAATGTCTCTGATACTCCACCAGTCGATATGTATGTTTGGAACACTCGCCTAACGATGTCGGCTTTTTCGGGATCAATGACTAAGTGCTTGTCTTGAATCTTAAAGCCGTAAGGAATTTTGCCCGAAAGGACTTCTTTGTGTAGCTTCTTGAACGAAAATACTTGGTTGATGCGCTGACCAGTTTGCTCTGCCTCAAATTGAGCGAAACTCAGCATTTGATTTACCATCAATCTGCCTTGCGGAGTCCGAGTCTCGTAATTTTCCCAAATCGCAATCCACGGCACATTGTACTTATCCAAAACTTCTTGAGTGTTCAAATAATGTTTGAGATTTCGAAAATATCTGTCCAATTTTGTGAAAATCAGCAAGTCTATCTTTCCGTCACGGACATCATCTAACATTCTCTGCAATTCATCTCGCTCGTTCAGCAAAGTACCGGAAATGCCATCATCAATGTACTCACCAACGACTTCATATCCATTTTTCTTCGCATATTCTCTCAGCGCAGATAATTGTGCTTGTATGGAATCTCCTTCTTTGGCTTGAATATCTGTTGAAACCCTCGCATAAATTCCAACTCTCATAGTTCATCTCCTATGCGCTCTTGCTTCTATTGTCTGTATGTCTTCTTCAGCCTCTTAATCATATCGGCAACAACTTCCAAGTCTTTAGGCGGTACGTCTTCTGCCGCATCGAAAAGAACACGAAGACCGGGATTCTCGCATATTCGCTGTGCGATCCTTGCACTTTCTTCATCAAAGTAGTACTTCTGCTCTTCCTCTCCAGTATCTCCCATCAGATAGTCAACGGAAACGTGAAGTCTGTCGGCGATCTTCTTTAATTTATCCGGCTTCGGTCTGCTCTTTCCGCTCTTCCAGGCACTAAACACGCTCTGTGCAATTCCAGTATCCATTGCAACTCTATATGTTGTTATCCCTAATTCGTTAATCAGTTTTTCATAAATTTCGTACATAGCAAACTCCTTGATATGCGTTTTTGGCATACTTTAAAAAACTTCACTATTTGCTATTGACTACTTACAATAATTGTAGTATGGTTACTTATGTAAGTTGAAGCAAGCAAAAGCGATACTTATAAAAACGATAACTTCTGTTTGTAGCATTACTTTGTTTGGCAATTAAAAGTATAGCGCAAAGTTGAAGTATTAACCACATCAAAAATAAACAAGAAAGGGGGTAGATAATTTGTACGAAAAGTACGAACGCCTATTAGAACAAAGTGGCGAAACAACATATCAGGTCTGCAAAGCGACTGATATTCCTGAAAGCACGATTTCGATGTGGAAAGACAGATGTGTTAAACAGGGCAAAGATGCCAAACTCAGCATCGACAATCTTGCAAAACTAGCGAAGCATTTTGGCGTTTCGCTCGATTATTTCACAGAAAATTAAATTTTCAAAAGAAGGAAAAGGAGAAAAAACAATGGCAGCAGCAACTAAGAAAGAAACAGTAACAATGAAACCCATCAAAATCGATCATGTCAAAGTTCGCATCGTAGGGGATTCCCCACTGATCGTCCACGCATGGAGTGAGAAAGCCAAGAGAGAGATGCTTGACAAGTGGGACGAGAGCGTGATTCACGAGGGTGATACAGTCAAGGTCATCAACACTGGACTCAACTACACATATTATGTTAAGTGGGTGGAAGAACATATCAGCGATCCTAGTATGGCTGCAAGGTTCTGTTTCAACACTCCTGATACATCCAAGAAGTACAAGGTAATCAAGATTGCCGAACATAAGAAGAATCACAGACCGTTGGCTTACATCGAGGAGATTGGCGGTCTTTCGTACAACAAATGCTACCTCATCGAAGTCAAAGGGCTTGAGAAGGTATGAACCTGGAACTGCTCAGTAGAGCAATCGAGAGGATACTGTCAAGCAGATACGATGTTGAGGTGAGCGTGGATGTCAGGAGCAAAGTTGAGGAAGATGAATCTGCCGGATGCTCCGAAGCCGACTAAGCCGTACAAGTATGTTGACCCAAGGGAAAAGGAGAGGCAACAGAGGTTTGCAGAACACAAGAGTCTTAACCTAATCGGAATAACCAAGAGTTCTCCACTATGCTTTTGGGATAAGGCTAGACAGGCTAGGCTAAGACGGTTGTGGGAAGAGGGTTGGAATGTCAAGTACATCGCTAGAGAGTGCGGTTGTACTGAGTCGGTATGTCGGGATCGCATCAGGTATGAGATCAAGTGTGGTCGATTGGAGAAACGGAGACAGGAAGTAACCGAAGAACAAATCCAGTCGATGATAAGCAGATACGAGGCCGGGATGAGCCTCAACATGATAGCTAAAGAAATGATGATGTCACGAAAGAAAGTGACAATGATACTTGAAGAAAAAGGAGTTAAAAAGCAATGAGAGCAAAGATATTATCCGCTATTTCTGTGACTACTTTTATTCTGACAGGATGCAGTATGGATTCCATCTTCGATGGTGGTATGCCGTTCACACTGTTCTGTTTCGGAGTCATGGCAATCAGCGGATATTTTGCTTTTTGTGGGAAAGGAGAGTAATACCCAATGGCTGATTTAAGAGAGGTTAAAGTTAATATTTCACTGGCCGAGTACACAGAACTGGTCTGCAAGGCTAGTGATCTTGAAAAGGTTAAGTCGATTGTCAGCAGTTGCAAGGACGGCAGTTATATCGACTCTGATACCGCAAAAGTGATTAAGGTACTCTGCGGACTGCCTTTTGGAAAGGAGACAAAATGAAACTGACAAGAAAGGCGTTTATGGAAAAAGGAGCAGAGGTTTCTGCAAAGAGGGCGGTTAACTTTGAGAACATGGCGAAAGAAGAGGGTGTAAGTGATTCTATGAGGGTGTTTCCCACACTCATGATTCTGATGGGTGGTCTGACGATGAACAGTCTTGCGGATAACCTTGGATTGACCAAAGAAGATAACGAAGTCAATGTCACTAAGGAGATGTTCGATGATGCAATGAGCAAGGTTGTTGCTGATGCTACATCTTCCGAGAACGCTTCTATCATCGCAGGGTTGGAAACCACGATCTTCTGCATCGAGTTGTCTGACGCACTTTTCGGAAAGGAGAATGAGGATGAGACTGAAAAAGCTGATTCTTGATGCCTTTAAAGGTGTCACACACGGAGAGTATGACTTCTCCGATATTACGACAATCATGGGCAAGAACGGCACTGGTAAGACCACACTGGCAGATGCCTGGTACTGGCTCTTTACCGATAAGGACTACGATTTGCAGTCGAATCCCGAAGTGCATCCCGACTTCATGGAAGAAAGTGAACCGTCCGTTACTGCGGTACTTGACATTGACGGCAAGGAAGTTACGCTCCGCAAGTTTCAGAAGGATATGCGTACCAAGAAGCAGAAGGAAGAGGGAGTTCCGCTTCGCATTGCCAACAAGTATGAAATCAACGATGTTCCCAAGACACAGAAAGACTTCACAAGGGATGTTGAGGACAAGGGCATCGACATCGACAAGTTCCTGTTACTGACTCACACAGATGTCTTCACTGGTCAGAAATCTGCTGACTGCCGGAAAATCCTCTTTGGCATGATTGAGGATATGACCGACAAGACTGTGGCTGACATGATTCCTGAGTGCGCTACTGTAGCCGAGAAGCTGAATGACTACACCGCTGATGAACTCACGGCTATGTCTAAGGCTACTGTCAAGAAGTGCAAGGAGCAGAGGGATGCTATCCCGAATCAGATTATCGGGCTTGAGAAAGCCAAAGTGGAGACGAATCCTGAACTCCCTAGTCTGATTAAGGGTATCGAGGACGAGATCGCTGCGGATACCGAGAAGTTGGAAGAAGCCAAGGCAAAGGCTAATGCCGATGCAATCAACAACAGAATCCGTGAGTTGAGGAATCGCAAGACCACGATGTACAACGATGCCAATACGGAGAGGCTTGCCAAGTATAAGGATGCTTACTCCAAGATGGGCGATGCTGACGATGCTTGCAGAGATGCCAAGTATGCCTACGACAAAATCGTGCGCTCCGGCGATGGTATCAACACATCATACAAGGATGCTACGGCACTCAAGGCAAGACTTGAGGGTGAGTTAAAGAATCTCAAGGCCGATAAGTTTACTGCCAAGACGGTTTGCCCTACTTGCGGTCAGAAGATCCCGAAAGAGCAGATTGATGATGCGAAAGCGAACTGGCAGAAGAGCCACGATGAGAGAGTCAAGGACATCGAGGACAAACTGAGGGCGGTCAAAACTCAGATTGAATCCTACAAGGCCGAGGGCAAAGAACTCGCCAAGCGCAAGAAGGATGCCGAGAAAGCGGTCGCTGATGCCAAGGCTACGTTTGTGGCTACAAAGATTGTTGTTGAGGCACTGTCTGTTCCCATCAATCCCGACTATACCGAGGCCGATGCTGAGATTAACGCACTCAACGATGACTTAGAGAAGTGCCGTGAATATACTCAGTTGGCTTACACGATCCATGAGGCTATCGCCAAGAAGAAAGGTCTGCTCAAGACCTATACCGATGCACTTGCCGCCGAGAAGAACAATGTCCGCATTGATGAGCGGATTGAGGAAATGAAAGCATCACTCAAGCAGTATTCTCAGGCTCTTGCCGATTCCGAATCCATGCTCTATCAGTTGCAGTTAATCAGTCAGAAGAAGAACGAACTGCTCTCCGAGCAAGTCAATTCCCACTTTACGAGAGTCAAGTTCCGTCTCTTTGCGGTGCAGAAGAACGGCGAGATTAAGGATGACTGCACTCCGATGGTTCTCTGCTCTGATGGTGAGTACAGAGATATGACCTATTCCGCTAACACGGCGGCTATCGTAGCGGCTAAACTCGACATCTGTGCCGGATTACAGAAGTTCTACGGACAGAATCTTCCCATTTGGCTTGACGGTGCTGAGTGCCTGGATGAGAAGAATCGTGATGGCTTGAAGATGGATAACCAGTTAATTCTCCTCTGCGTCTCAGAGGATGAGAAACTTACAGTGAGGTAAGAAGAATGATTAGTGCAGAAACTATTGATGGAAGAATCAGTGTTAAGTGTGGCAAGGCTTCGGGCATGGACTTGATTTGCGAGGCGGCTGCGTTGGTCACATCGGTTGTGAGAGCGGTTAGTTCCCACGAGGATAACAAGGATGTTGTCGATGAGGAGACTGCCAAGACCGCTTTCAGGTACATCTTTACTGGTGCTTGTGCCGAGATTGAGGCAAAGACAGGCATCGATGTCTCCGTTCCGTTGCCCAAGTCCGATGATGACGATACCGATGACGAGGACGAGGATGATTCCGAGGAAACTATTATCGCCAAGGCTATTCCGATGGATAGCGAGACTGGTAAGAAGCTGATGGAACTGCTTGGTATCGATCCCGAAGAAGTAAAGTCCGGCGATGACGAGACTGATGATGATATTCCGAACTTCCTGTTTTGAGGGGGTGATAGAAGTTGGCAGATTTTGATGTTGTTCTTTACAAGAAACTGGAAGAAGACAAACTGGCGATGCCTAGTGACCTGAATCTTATGAGGTTCAAGAACAATGCGATAGCTTACCTTGGTGGTAGCGACATTTTGCAGAAGTACATCAAGGAATACGGCGGTAACGGATACGCCCACATGCAGATTATCAAAGGCTTTGTCCAGTCAGCGCATTTTGGGCTTGATTTCCTTAACAACGAAGCATACCTGATTCCGTACAAAGAGAAACTGGATTTCATGCCTAGTTACAAAGGCCTTGTCAAGTTGTGCATGAGGTATTCCACAAGACCGATTAAGACCATATATGCCAAGTTGGTGAAAGAGGGAGACACGTTTGAGGAGTCAGTAGTAAACGGCGAACCGTCTATCGACTTCCATCCCAAGCCTTTCAATGACGGCAAGATCATTGGTGCTTTCGCAGTTTGTCTCTACAAGGACGGTGGAATGGTATACGAATCCATGTCTCTTGCAGATTTGGAACAGTGCCACAAGTCGAGCAAAGCCCCTGGAAGTCCGGCGTGGTCGAAATTCCGAGGAGAAATGTTCCGCAAGGTCGTTCTTCGCAGACTGTCGAAGCAGATTCCGATTGACATTGACGAGAAACTTGCCGAGGCAATGAACGCTGGCTTGGAGATTGAAACCGATCCGGCGAAACTTGCAGAACGTGAGAGAGCGGAGAACGGCAATACCGAGGAACTTGCCATTGATGTTGAGAGCAGTGAGGTGACGGCATGATTATCATTGACGAGAACTATGCTATTGACACCGATTCAATGGGTAACTACTCACTGTTCCGCAGAAAGAAAACGAAAAAAGGCAAGAGAGCCGGAGAAGAAATCAGAAACTATGTTGGTCATTTCAACACTCTGAAAGGTGCGGTCAAGGCATACATCCGTGACAGATTCAATTCCGAAACTCAGGACTTGGAAATCAGTCTCATGGATGCAGTAAGTCGGCTTGAGGCTATCGAAAAAGACGCAATTGCGAGATTCGGTCTGTAGGCGGTTTTAAGCGACTTTTATATCGGGGGTGCATAAATCCTCACGCAAGTAATAAAAACCGCTCTACGGCTAAATTAAGGGGGTTCTACGCACACGCTATGGAGTTATACACAGTCGGCACTGGCAGTTTAGGCAACTGCTATCTGCTGAAACGAGACAACAACAAAATTATCGCACTTGATTGTGGGTGCAAGTGGAGAGATGTCCTGATTGGATGCAATTTCAGACCTATTGACATAGAACTGGCTCTTGTCACTCATAGCCATAGCGATCATGCAAGATACGTGGGGGATTTCACTGGTAACGGCATTGATTTGGTAAGTTATGAAAATTCGTTTCCCAAAAAAATATACAAGAAAGGAGATTCCGCAGTCGTACCCTTTGAAGTTCCTCACGATGTCAAAAACTATGGATACCTGATTCGGGTAGATGGAAGAACGATTGTCTATATGACAGATTTCGGCTACTGCAAGTACACGTTCAAGAGTTGGAATGTCGATACTTGGATTATTGCTTGCAACTATGTAGCACCGCCGGATTCGGAAGAAGCAAATTACGCTCACGTAGTTATGGGTCACTCAAGTTTGGATACAGTAAAAGACATTTTGGCAGTCAACAAATCTGATTCCATGAGAAATGTCATCCTGTGCCACACAAGTTCATCTGCCGATACAGAGTTGATGGTATCCGAGATACAAAAAGTAGTCGGTGACAATGTGAAAGTCACTGTAGCAAAGAAGAAAGAGGTAATAAGTCTATGAACAAAGCAATCCTCATGGGGAGAATTGTACGTGAGCCGGAAATCAGATACACACAGGGCGATAAGCCGATGTGCATTGCGAGATATACCCTTGCGGTTGACCGCCGATTCAAAAGACAGGGTGCTGCCACGGCTGATTTCATCCCTTGCGTATGCTTCGGCAAGACCGCTGAGTTTATCGAGAAATATGGCAAGAAAGGCACAAAACTGGCGGTTTGCGGACGGATCACTACTGGCTCTTACACGAACCGTGATGGGCAGAAAGTCTACACCACTGAGGTTACGGTCGAGGAACAGGATTTTGCAGAATCCAAGGCAGCCGCTTCACAGAACGCAGAGCAGACCACTCAGCAGACAACTACTCAGCATACAACTCAGCCTAATACTCAGACTGGTGCTGGAATCGACAATTACATGAATATCCCTGATGGGATTGATGAGTCCGAGATGCCATTTGCTTGAGGTGAAAAATGAGAATCGGATGTGACATAAATCAGCTTACTGGCACTCACAAGAAGTCCAATGAAGCAAACCATAGGAAGATGATGAGCATGGGGCATGAACTTATGCCTCTGCCACTCCCCTATGCTGACTATATCAGAATCACTCCTGAGATTGAGGAAACAATCAAAAGGCGTGAAAGCAAAATCAAGAAAATGGATTTGGTTAATGACATCAAGATTGCCGTTGACCGCAAGAACTCCATTGATGAGATATGCAAAAACCTCTGCTCAAGCAAGCGAGAACATGACCGTTTCAGAGAAGAGGCTATAACCGCTCAGAAAGCCGGAGCAAAATTTTATGTCGTTATCGAAACGGAAGAGAAAATCAGATGCCTTGACGATATTCGCAAGTGGAGTAATCCGAGGTTGCATCGTTACAACAAGATTAATTATATGCACCGTCTTGGCAAATGGCAGAATGTCAAGAACTCAGGTTCAAGACCGCCGTGTGACAATATCCGGCTGATGAAGACCATGTATACAATGGCTCAGAAATATGCGATTAACTGGATTTTCTGTAGTCCTTATGAGTCGGCGGCAAAGATCGTGGAGCTATTAACAGGAGAGTAAAAAACAAAAGGAGATAAATGGAATGACACTGGTAGACCTTCACAAAGTTATGGGAGAGCGCATCAACGTGACACTGAGAGATGATCTTACTGCAGAAGAACGAACTACCGAGAACGAGCAGACAAGAATCATTGTTTCGGTTGGCAAGCAGATGATTAACAATGGCAAGCTGATCCTGGAATATGAGAAAGCACTTGCGCAGCAGAAGACCCTTACACATTCCGTTTTAGCGGAGATTATTGGTGAGAGCAATGTCTAAGCCTTTTACTGACGAGCAGAACCAATGGCTTGTAGACAACCTGAGTAAATATTCAAATTATGCAGAGCTTACCGAGGCATACAATGAGCATTTTGGAACAAATTACAAATGGTCAAGAAGAGGTTATTCGCCCATCGAAAGAAGATGCACACGCATGGGTTTGAGGCGTTACGAAAACGCTTATGGCTTTACCAAAAAAGAAGACGAATGGCTCAAAGAGTACGCTCCCAGGTTTTCAAGTAATTGGCTTTCAAAGAACATACCATCAGTGGACGGAAACAAACATTCTGCAGATGCAATCAAAATGCACGTAAGGGAATGGCTTGACATTCATAAGGGAAATGGCGGTGTCAGAGAAGATACGATCCAAACATATAAAAGGCCGCTTGGCTCACTTTGCTCATGGGGAACTGGCAGAGCAAGAATCAAGATAAAGGACACTGGCGATGACAGGATTGACTGGTATCCATACGGCAGATATGTCTACGAGAACCATTATGGTATCAAGTTGCCGAACAACGTCCAAATGATTCACCTTGACGGTGATCGCACAAACTTCGACATCAATAATTTGTGCCCTGTCACACATAGGGAACACGCAATTTTAACTGCAAACGATTGGCACTCAAGTGGTGAAATTACAAGATGTGGTGCTACGTGGGCAAAGTTGTCATTACTTGTGAAGGATGACGGAGAAGGAACATGAAACAATACTGCCGATATTGTGTTTGGTTATGCGTGAATAACGTTCCGTACTGCGACAAGAAGAAAGAGATTCGTTCAAAGAGCAGTTGTATGCACACGAATAAATGCAAGGACTTTCACTTTGCTGATGTCGAACCTGAGTACCAGGATGCTTTCGGCATAACTAACGGATACAAGCCTAGAAAGCCGAGACATAGTCAGCAGATAGCCGGACAGATGAAATTAGATTTATAGAAAGGAGAGAGATGGCAAAATACAGAGTTGATGTATATGAGGATAGAGATGCCATGAATGACGAATACACTGTTGGGGTTGAATTTCATTTTCCTGACTATACACAAGCAAGTGCGTTTGTTGAGCAGATGGTAGTCAGCCACGGTAAGACAGTGGTTATATCAGCAGATACGGAGACATGACATGGAACATTCATTTGACATTGATATAGCGAAGGAATATGGGATTCCGGCAGCGATCCTGTTAAAGCACTTTTACTATTGGGTGGAGAAGAACAGGACGAACGAAAAGCACTACAGAGATGGGTACTTTTGGACATACAACAGTATGAAATCGTTTTGCCAACTGTTTCCGTATATGTCCGATAGCACTATCAAGAGGGCAATAAAGAAATTGGTGGACGGTGGACTCATTATTGAGGCAGTTTATAACGATATTCCGTTTGATAGAACCAAGTGGTACACGCTTACGTCTGATGGATATGAAAGGATTAAGAACAGTATTGCATTAGTTCAAAATGACCAGTCCCATTTGGTCAAAATGACCAAATCAGATGAGGTCAAAATGACACAACCAATACCATATAAGTACAGTAGTAGAACACAATTAAATAACAATATATCTAATACTACCGTATTAGATTGTCCTTCTGATTCAGAAGAACCTAATGGAAGGACTGCAATCGCAGATGTCATTGCTTCTTGGAATGAGTTATCAGAATATGGAATTTCGCCTATCAGTAGGATTACTGGTGGTAGTAAGAGATATAACTGCCTGAAGGCAAGACTTAGGGAGTATGGCAAAGAAGATGTTATCTCTGCTATTCACAACATTGCTAAGAGTGACTTCCTCAAGGGTAAGAACAATCGTGGCTGGACAATCACTTTCGACTGGTTTGTTCTTCCTACGAATTTTCCAAAAGTCCTTGAGGGCAACTACAATCAGCGCAAGCCTATGTCAGAGCCGAGAGAAGAGATGCCTACTGGCTTGGAAAAGCCGAAAGGCGGCAGACAATGAGCAACTACTTCGATGCTAACGAAGTCAAGAAAGCAATATCGTTGATGAAACCTGACGGTCAACTCTTTGAGTGCCGTATGTTGGAGGGGAGCAAGATTTATTCCGGCTACTTCACGGATGCAGAAACACTTGTCAATGCTTTAAGCCGTGAGAATCTGAAAGACAGGAATGTTTACATCACTCTTAACGAGATTGATAGTGGCTGCTATGGTCGCAAACAGAGAGATTGTTTCATCTTGGTACGGAAAGACCCGACAACAGGAGACAAGGACATCGTTGGCTATGACTGGCTGATGGTAGACCTCGATCCGAACAGGCCGTCAGGCACATCGTCATCGGACGCAGAACTGGAAGAAGCGAAGAATCTTGGCAATAAGGTGTACTTGGCACTTCGGAACTTAGGATTCGAGAAACCGCTATTCGCCTACTCAGGAAACGGAGTGCATCTGCTATACCGCATCAATCTCAGCAATGATGATGAGCGAGTAGCACTTGTCAAGAAATGTCTGCAAGTACTAGACATGATGTTTTCAACCGAGAATGTCAAGGTCGATACAAAGAACTTCAATCTGAGTCGAATCTGCAAACTGTATGGTTGCAAGAGTGCCAAAGGTGCGGATACCAAGGACAGACCTCACAGGATGAGCCGTATCATTGGCAATCCAACCGAGATTAAGGTCACTGACATAGCCTACTTGGAGAAGCTGGCAAATCTGATTCCCGATGAGGCTGATAAGCCACAGGAATACAACTCATATAGCCCCTCTTCGTTCAACCTAGAGGAGTGGATGCAGAAGTATTGTATCCAGTACAAGGCAGTCGGATGCTCAGACGGAACAAAATACATTTTGGATCACTGTCCGTTCAATGAGAACCACAAGGGCAAGGATGCAATGGTCTTCCGCAGAAACAATGGTGCGCTCTCCTTTGTCTGTCTACATGACAGTTGTGCCGACAAACACTGGAAAGAGTTTCGGCAGTTCTACGAGCCAAATGCGTATGAGAGACGAGAAGCCGTCCGACAGGAGCGGATGTATCATTCGTTCAACCGTCACATGAAACCGCCTCAGAGGGTCACACACGAGCCTACAGACGGCTCTCCGATGTTCCTTACTGCACAGATGATTTATGACATGGACGAGCCGGAAGAAACTTATGTCAAAACAGGCATAAATGTCATTGACCAACGGATGATTGGGCTGATGAAAGGCAACGTCAGTGTTTGGAGCGGACTGAGAGGAAGTGCCAAGTCAACAATACTGTCGGAGATAATCCTTAACGCAGTAGAAGACGGCAACAATGTTGGGTGCTTTAGCGGAGAGTTAAGACCGAAAAAGTTTATGAAGTGGATGAACTTGCAAGCAGCCGGAAAGAGTTATGCCAAGCCTACACGATATGACGGTCACTACTATGTTGACGATGCTACTCAGCAGAAGATTGCAAAATGGTTGGGAAAGAGATTTTGGCTCTACAACAACAAGTACGGCAACAACTTCACAGAGGTAATCAAGGGATTTGAAACCAAGATTGAAGAGAATGAGTTGGACTTACTAGTGTTGGACAACTTGATGGCATTTGATATATCAGACCTTGGCAATACAAAGTGGGATGCTCAGACACAATTCGTGCTTAGTCTCACGGAGTTGGCAAAGCGGAAAAACATCCACATAGCATTTGTGGCACATCCGAGAAAGTCAATGGGATTCCTCAGATTCGATGACATATCGGGTAGCGGAGATTTGGGTAATGCCGTGGATGATGCTTTCATCGTTCACAGGAACAACAACGACTTTAAGAGATTCACCAAAGATATGTTTGGATGGAAAGAGGACAATCCGATTTACGAGGGTACGAATGTTGTTGAGATAGTCAAGGATCGTGACGGTGGCAATCAGGATGTCTTCATTCCGCTTTATTACGAAACCGAGACAAAACGACTCAAGAATGAGAAGTCAGAAAACATAATTTACGGATGGTGTAGCGACAAGCCGGAAGAGCAGTTACCTACCCTTGCTGATTTCACCGCCGTAGAAGACGATTTAAGCGACTTTCCGTTCGACTAGGGTAAATCTATGGACAACTACATAAAAACCGCTCTACGAGCCACAGGAGAGGCGTGGACGGTATTTAAAACGAGTGCATCCACTGGACAGAATCCAAAATTGGCATTTCAGCAACTCAGAGAGAAGTACAAGGGTACTGATGTCGAGGGTTATGTCACCGACTACACGAAGATTTGCGAAGAGGAACTGCCGAGAATCAAAAATGCCGAAACCTACATGGCAGAAGCCAAAGATGTTGGAAACAAAGTGTTCCAGGTATTCAAAGCAAACGCCAAAAAGGTATTCACCGAAACCATGAGCGATGATGACTGGAATCGGATTATCAAGATGGCAAGTGACATCGGCTACAGTAATTGGGATTCCGAAGTCAAGGAATATGCCAAACGCTACTCCGCATTGATCGTGTGGGAGTTGGATAGACAGTATCAGAGGTTGCATCACATAAAAGAAGAATGGTGGAAATATGTTTAAGAGAATTTTGGCGATAGCACTTGTGACAATGTGCTTGACAGGATGCCATAACACAACAAAGAACTTTGGCGGTTCGATGGAAGTCAAACTTCCGGCTAACGAGAAACTTGAGGAAATCACATGGAAAGATGACTCACTTTGGTATCTCACAAGACCCATGAAGGAAGATGAAGAGGCTGAGACACACACTTTCAGACAGGATTCTGAGTGGGGGGTGTTTGAAGGAACTGTAACGATCATCGAGAGAAAGGAGTAATGCCTTGAAATTTGTTGTAGAAGAGGGCGGTTTTGCCCCTGTAAGAGAACATGAGACTGATGCCGGAGTTGATTTGAGGACTCCCGAAAGACTTGTAATTTATCCTCATTCATCCGTGTTTGTTGACCTCAAGGTGAGAGTCGAGATTCCCGATGGTTGTGTCGGCCTTATGACTAGCAAATCAGGTCTTATGTCCAAAAGAGGAATCAAGACTACTGGAACTATTGACAATGGGTACAGTGGCACAATCGGGTGTAAGGTGTTCAATCATTCTTCCGAGATTGTGATTCTCGATGAGGGAGATAAAGTTACTCAGCTTGTAGTCATGCCTTGCATCATGGATGAGGTTGAAATTGTTGACAGTATCCGTAGCGGAGAACGTGGCGAGAACGGATTTGGCAGTACTGGCACAGGGGGCGGCAAGAAGGTGCTTGCTCTCAATTCTGGAATCGATGAACTTGAACTTAGCGTAAAGACATATAACTCTCTTCGCAGAGGTGGTATCCGCACAATCAGAGATTTGAGAAGTTGGTTTTATGCCGGAGCACAGAGAAGAAAAATCAGAGAAGTCGGAGAAAAAACAATCAAGGAGATAAAACGGAAGATCGAGGAGTTCGATTATGAAACTAACTAGAGAAGAGGCATTAAGGCTACACCGTCAGATGTGGACGGATATGCAAGAGACACTTGGCGATAATCCGAGTCGGGTGGAAAGAATAGCCTTTAAGGAAGCGTGGTGCAAAAAGCATTTCCCCGATGAGAAAATCGAAGCAAACTGCTTTCTGTGCGAATATGGTGTCCAATACGGTGAATACGTTTGCGATTATTGCCCGATTATGTGGGACGAGCGTGATGATTACGATGGTTGTACTGATTATGGCACAAACTACCTAAGCTCTCCAATTTCAGAAATCTTGGCTCTGCCGGAAAGAGAGGTCGAGAATGAGTAAACTTGTCAACGTGGATGCGGTAATCGATGAGATTGAAAAGCACAAACAGTATATGCGTGACAAGATGCCTAACGAGAAACTTGCAGAGTTGTATTTCTTGGCACATGAGCATATTAAGGAGTTGATTTTGCTGAAAGTTCCGTCCGCAGAAGAGGAGTCCTTTGAATGGTGCGATGGATGCAAGGAATATGACCAAGAACAACATTGCTGCCACAGATATTCAAAAGTTATCCGTCAGGCATTTGAAGAAATGAAAGTCGTGCATTGCATTGACTGTCAGCACTCCGAATACGATGAGGTCTACAAGGATCGCTACTGCCACTACAACGGCAAAGCAGATGTGGTTGACGATTATCACTATTGCAGAGATGGAGAGAGGAAAGATGACAAGGTTACGTGCGATAACTGCGAATATTCCGAGAAGTATGTTGATGGATTGATCTTGTGCAGACGGACAAAAACTTCGCACCGTGTTTCCGCTACATCAACGTGTGGGAAAGGAAAGAGAGAGGCTGAAGATGCAGAAGCGAAAGTTTGACGAACTTATTTCACACTTTAACCGCAAGGTTTCAGACATGAGTATCGACCAAAAGTACAAAATGGAACTACTTGGTATGATTTCCGCAATTGGGTTTGCACACGAAAAGGAACTTGGCACGAACTTGGCAGAGGTTGGCACGGATGTTCCCGACAATAATTCGGGGAGTTGATAAGCAAAGGAAAATAATATGGCTTTTGAAGATTTAACAGGAAAGAAATATGAAAAATTGACTGTTTTGGCATATCACGGTTTACATCTAACGCCAGGTGGCACAGCAAGACATTTGTGGAAGTGTAGGTGTGATTGTGGGGCAATTAAAATAGTTCAAGGGGTAAATCTCAAAAACGGATCGACAAAGAGTTGCGGCTGTTGGAAGTTGTCCAA